TTTGATAAAAAACGAATATTAAGTAAAAGCGAACTAAATCGCTTTTACTTACTGGTCCGTCACATATTTTTCAGCTGCTGAAACACACTTTAATAATTCGTTATAAACAGCTCCCGAACAGATTTATTTTTGCCATGAACATTCTTACCGAGAGTGTATTCAAACTTATCACTCTCTACTATACGAAAATCGGCATATAAACCCCTCACAAACTCACAATCGTTGTAAGAGAGTAGAAACTTACCCTTAACACCTTTTAGAGTCTTATACAGCCTTTTATGGTCGTTTAAATCAAAAGTCTTTTTATTCTTATAATATGACTCAGTTCCGACATACGGAGGGTCGCAGTAAAAAAATGCTTCTTCTTGATCATAATTTTCTATGAGTTTTTGAAAATCCATATTTTCAATAGTTACCATTTTGAGCCTCTGAGACCATTTTGTAAAATCTCTATAAATATTTTTAGGTTTTCTGCTTTTGGCACTCATAGCAAAGTTATCGCCCTTGCTTCCAAAACTCATCTGGAGCTGATAGAAATAAAATGCTGCTTTCTCTACGAAGTCTCGTGGTTTCATATTGCTTAATTTTATTATCGCTAAACAGCTCTCGAGAGATAAGCAACTCATTTAGGTATTTTTGTAAAAGTAACGGATTGCTGCGGATGCATCTATGCAAATTGATAAGGTCGCTGTTAAAGTCATTTGCGACTTCTCTATATTTTGACCTTGCAGGTAACTCTTTAGCATATAGCACATTTAACGCACCTCCAAAGACCTCTACAAATAACTCATGTTCATTTGGTATAAGACCGACTATCTGCTTTGCAAGTTTTGATTTTCCACCGACCCAACCGTGTGGCGGTTTTAATGTTGTAGTATTAATATAGAACTCCTATTTTTCTATCTAAGTATAATTCAGTTATACATATTTTAATTATGTATTTGATAGTATTACAGTTCAGAGAGTGGGAGTTCGAAGTATCACTCTCTGTGCTATTTGTTAAGTATTTTCAGACCCTTTCAATCCAGCCTGCAAAAAACTTTTCTTGACTGTGATCATGCTCTACTATGCTGTAGTATTTCATGAACTGAAGACCGTTAAGCACTTTGAGCAGTTTACTTGTCTCTACTTTCTCAAGTGCTTTAAGTGTTGTATCGCCTAACCAACCGTCAACTTTCAAATCTGGATACAATGTTTCAATCCTATTTAACAAGTTTAAAGACCTTTGCAAAATCTTTCTACCCATCTCTATGCCCATATTGACACCGGTATCAAAAACTTCTATTGCTACACTTTCAGGCAACATTTCGAGATTTCCTCGTTCTGTATTCCAAAAATCCGTGAGGTAAATCTCTCGAGCCTCTTCTAAAGAAAGATTTTTGATATCCAAATCGGGATAACTTCGTTTTGATATGCCGAATTTGGTCTCACCGCCTTTGTCGTCCTTGTCAAAAACATACCCACCTTCAATACCGATAACTGTCTCAAACGCTTTATGAAATTTTTTCATTTTACCACCAACATTTTATTAAGGCTCTTGTACTTTTAAAGTACTCGCAACCTGCTTTTTTTGCTTTTGCACCTCTTCATCAACCGAACCTCTAACCTTGTCGTAAATAACAAGTATGTTGTCTATCTTCTCTAAATTCTCATTCTCAAGCTCCAATTCTATATATGCCGTTCTTGCACCTTTGTACACTACCTTACCTGTACCGTATGCAGTACTACAACCGCTAAACAATAACAACGCCAACGCCAGAAATACAATAAGTAAAATTTTCATTTTCACTTTTCTGCTTTTCTATGTTTATTCCAAGACACCCAACCGCCGACTCTTAAACCGCTTAAGACTACTTTTCTATGAACCAAACTAGCTCCTTGAGATTTCATCGCTTCATCAAGTATATTGTCGGTTTGAGTTCTTGTAAATAATCCCATTTTGTAAAGATAATCGTGCAAAATATAAGCAAAAATGACTATCCCATCTTTTGGTATAAAACTCTGAAATATTCGGGGAATACTTCCCAAGTCAGTATCAAAACCGATAGGCACTAAAATCAACTGAGGTTCTACAACCTCTGTATAGTAAGTCAACTCTGACATAGTTGTTCGAATATCTCCACTTTGAGAGACAGACAATACAACTTTTTTTTCTCTAAAACCTATTTTCAACTTTTCAACTCCTTTAATTTTCTATTTCAATTGAAGTGTTCCAACCATCACTACGGTTATAGCTATGATTGCAACTCTCTACACTAAACAAACCGTCATCCTCACCATCGTATGTGTTAAACAAATCCACTTTAGTACCTGCATAAACGGCACATCCTTTTAAAGAAAGAGATCCTTTAACCGTGCCTTTGTTGATGGAGTCTAGTTTTGCTTTTGCTTTTGCTTTCGCATCCTCCTCATCTTGATATGCACTTTTGATTTTTATAACAGGTGTACCATCGCCAACAGTAACTTTTATGGTTTTACCACCATCTAAGTCATGCCATGAAGCTTCGCATGAGTTGTAGTAAGTTTTTGTAGAGTGCTTCAAGGAAGAGCTGCTACATTTGGATATATCAATTTTGGTTACAGGTAAAGATTTATCATCTTTGTTTACAAAATACACAAAGTCATTTTTGATTGAAAAAAGTACATTGTAGTCTTTAGATATTCTCTCGAGAAAATTGATATCGCTCTCATTTGTTTGGTTGAGTGATTTTATTTGTGTGTCTGTAGTTTGAAACTTTACTTTATGACCCAATCTATCAGCGACAATTTTGACGATGCTTGAGAGTTTTGTATCGACATAATGATGGGATATCTTGTCTTTTTGTTTTTCGTTAAACTCAACACCTGTAGCCGTAATTGACAAAGCTTTATTATTTGTACGAGTTACAGTTTGTACATGAAACAAACCGCAGTTTAACTCTTCTACTACCGTATCGTTTTTTAAACTTTTGAGGACGAGTTCTACCTTTGCACTTGGTTTTGGTTTTGGAAAATTTGGCAAAACGCTAATGGTAACTTTGTCTGATTTTATACCGACTTCATCAGAAAATGAGAGGCTAAGTACATTTTCAATCGCCACCTCTTCGCCATCAATCATAAGTTCTATAGTATCAACTACCATAACGGCTCTCTTGTCTTAGCCAGTTGTGTCACACTTTTATTCCGCTGCTGAGTTTCAAAAGTCGGGAGTTCGATAGTAGTTCCGTTTTGCAAAATCAAAGGCTTGCCAAAAAGCTGTTTATTTGCGGCTACAACATTGTTCAGGTGTTTCAAATCGCCGTAACGATTCAGCACTATCAAGTCAATTCTATCTCCATCACTACACTTATACAAGCTCATCATAAACCTCTTTTAAAGAAAGATTGTAAGTTTGCACGGTGTAGTTCCCGTCATCTAAAAACTTCTCTTGAGTGATGTTTAAAGAAGATATCAAAACTTCAAAATCATGGTTAAGCGTAGTAAATCGTATAGGCTTTCGAGCAATCAGATAATCTTCCAAACTCTTAAGAGCATTAAGCGGTTGAACTACTAAAACACCCTCAAGAGAGAGTTCACGAGTGTAGCCGCCTGAATCACTAAAGCGTTTTTGCCCTTTAATTGGAGTAAAAACGCCATGCTCTGCAGTTAATGTTTGAGATATCTTTTTATATTCGTTTTTTGACATATAAAATTCAAAGTCTCCAAGCTTGCCCATGCTAAGACCGCTTATGAGACTACTTACAAGACCGCTTATAAGTTTATTTGAAATCATTGCCTAACCTGTTGTAAATCCCTCTTTTTTCAAGATTCGCTTCACGACTTAGATCCAAAAGATAAGCTTTCTCTTGAGGCGATATTTGGTTGTTTGGATAGTAGAGTGCCAGACCATTACGAACTAAAGAGAAGTTCAAAACTTCAATCCAAACAAGCTCTCTATCGTATTTATCAAAACCGTAACTGCGATATTTGACCACTTTGCCTAAATACTTATTTTGTACATAATCCTTAGCTTTGTTTCCAAGTTCCATAACTTTGTTGAATGAATGAACATATCTATCTTTATGTTGCGGATTATTGGGATGTATATCCTTTAGAGTTTGCAACTGCAAAGATGCTCTCTCATTTACTTTTGTTTCAAAAGTATCAATCGCTATCAAGCGAACTTTAAAAGGCTCTTTATCTCCTTTTTGCAACATCAAAGTATCGCCGTCAAGCACATATTTAACCTTCGCTTCGTCCCAATTGTCTAAAGCAAACAAACTAGCCACCAAGGCTAGAACCAATATTATTTTTTTCATTTTTTTCCTTCATATCTAAATGGATAAATTAGTTTCATATCTTCTTTTTTATCTACATTCTTATCTATATAAAATAGGTTGTCCAACACCAAATCACAATCCGCAACTGTAAAACAATTAGATGTCTCTTTTAAAAATCCATCTAAAAACCAAGTCGGAGGTCTTACTACTTCTTTACGATGAAAACGCCACAAATATCTTTTTTCGTCTTTTCCCCAACTAACAAATTCACAAGCTCCTCTCAAAGGAAATATGAAGTCATATTGATAGTGTTCATTAATATCTCTTGGGTGAATTTTTGTAACAATTGCAGGTAACTCAAATTCATTATTCCCACCGTCTTCAACACTGCAACCCAAAACAATAATCTGACCTACAACAAAATCAAATCCATCTCTCATCTTATCAGTTAACATCGGTTGGTCTAAACAAACATCTTGATACATATTTGTTTCAATAAAATCAATCACTTTGTTTAACTCTTCAATGCTTAATTTAATAGATTTTTTTGTAAAACATTTTTGTAATACAGTTACAACAAAACCTTTTAAAAGAGAATATTCTCCATCAAACAACTCTGCTTCATAATAAGCAAAAGTTTCAGGAAAAGGCTTAGAACTAGTTCTTATTTTAAAACTCGCATTAGCATTCTTATTGCTTTTTTTTAAACTCAATTTATGAACACTATGGTTCTCCGCGAAACTTCTTACAGCTTGTAAACTGTGCACACTTATTTTTTTCATTTTTTTCCTTTATATTAAGATACATCTGCAAATTGCAAATCTTGCTCATCATGAGCTAACTCTTTGTTGGCTCTTCTTAGTTTTTCTTTTAAGTCTTCATAGTCCACCTTTCCGTCACTCGCATAAACCGTAATCTGATTGGTTATCGTTTGAGCGATCTGTTTTTGATTAGTATTGTTTTGAAGTTGATTTTTAGTCTGGTTGAGTTGAGTATTTGTAACATCAGATACACTCTCAAGCGGAACGGTCGGTATCTCTAATTCTTTTAAAAAAGAAGTTTTAGGAAGCTCTTTTCTAAAGCTGATATTATTTACTATAGATTCTGTCTTCAGAATTTTTGGCTTATCTAGCATGTTTTCTTGTTTGATTGTTTTTACATCTGCTATGCTCTTTGTGGTTTCAACTCCAGACACTTTTTTATTGAAGTTAACATTATTTGCAACAGAAGGTTCTGCTTTTAGGATTTTTGGCTTATCTTCAAAACCAAATAACCCTGTGACACTTGAAGCTATGTTTTTTACTTTCTCAACTACGCCCATAACCGCTGAAAACCTACTATCTATCCAATCAAACAAAATTACAAAAGGAGACTTGATAGCATTTGTAACACCGTTCCAGATATCAACTGCCAAAGCCCCTATATTTACCCAGCCTTGAACTACCATTGCACCGACATCTACAATCCAAGTAAGAGCTTTAAGCACTAATTTGATGGGTGAGAGAGCTATACTAAAAACATTTGCCGCAATTGTTCCTATATTTGAAAAATCAATTCCTACGCCACTCAAAACGGTACTAATCGCTGAAAATACAGGAGACAAAGAACTAAACAGACCGCCTACACTTGAAAATAAACCGCCAAATAAACCTTTGAACTCTTCGACTACAGGTGACAATCCGCTAGAAAAAGAAGTAAAGAAACTATTTAGAGAGGTTTTAACATTCTCAAATTTGTTGTAAAGATAAGCACCTGCGGCGGCAATGGACATTACACCCAGAACCACCATAGACATCGGGGAAGTAAGAACCGCTAATGCTGTACCGACTCCGCTCGCAACAAGACCAAAACCTGCGAGTGCAATACTGCCCGCCATAAATGTTGTGCCAAGAATGACTATTGATTTTGAAGCTTGAGGGAATTTTTGTACAAAATTACTAAAAAACTCAGTTCCTGAGACAATAGCTTGAGATAGACCATCGTACATTAACAAATAAATTCCCTTTAAATGATCACCAATTATTATGCTTTGAGCTATTATTCTATTTGTAATCATCAACGCCTTTGCACCAGTTGTCGAGAGCTTCACATTATATTCATTATCAACTGCACTCATAAATTTATTATCTGCAACAAGCGCAAGAGATTTATCAAGACTTTTATAATTTTCGCTCATTCCAACAATTATACTTGCGCCTTTTGAGCCAAATTCTTTAATGATTTTTTCATCACTCATTTTTGAAGTTATATCTTTTATAATTCCCTTTAATTCGTGAGCACCACCTTTCAATTTATCAAAATAATGAAATTGGCTGTTAGTCTGCTTTAATCTGTCAGTTAAAATCTGAAATGAAGATGCGGCAAGTTCTGGTGTCACTTCTAGTGTGTTCATATAATTGGAGATAGCAGCGCCGTCTTGAGGTTTAAATCTCAATTCTTTAAAAAGAAGTGATAATCTGCCTGTTGTGTTGATCATATCTTTTGCACTGTTTGTACCACTGTTTTCAAGATGAGTGAATGCATTAGTCATAATATTGATTTTATCAATTGGAATGTCTAATCTTTCAGCCATCTTTGCAAATTGTTTTCCAGATTCCTCTGTACTTAAATCCATTGCAACAGATGCTTTTGATATATCATTCATGAATTGTGGTAAATCTTTCATAGCTACACCACTTCGTCCGCCACCTGCTTGAATTTGTGCCATTTGAGACGAAGTTAAAATAGAACCCTTGGTTGATTGTTCTAAAATGGCTTTTTTAAGTTTGAGTGTTTGGAATTCATCTGCATTTGTGGCTTTTGTGATATCTGCCATACTGCTTTCAAAATCAATCGAATGCTTTAAGGGAATTGCAAAACTGCCAATAATTCCGACAGCCCCAACCATTGCACTGTTGCCGATATCCCGAGCATTATTTTTTGTAGTTTTTCGAGTTTTGTTTTTTGGATTAGTGGGTTGGTTATTTGTATCTATTATCGGTGCTTTTTTATATGGAAATTCTTGTACAGGTTTATTTAGATTTTCATTTGTTTTTTTAGTCCAAAATGCAACTTGTTTCGCATCATGTTCTATCGCAGTCATATCTTTGCGAGCTTCTTTTAAACTGTTTCGACTTGTTTGAATATCCAACCTGATAGGATTAGCACTTATTTTAGCAGTCTGACTTCTAATATGTCCCAAGTGATTATCAAGTTGTTTTAGATTTCTATCTAGAAGAGAAAATTTTGTGCTTTTGAGTAGATCTATTTTTTCAACACTTTTTGCATAAGTATGTAGTTTGTTTACAGAAATTTGTAAAAAATCGCTTCCCTTTATCGCAGTTGAAAGCACCATGTTGATTGACAAGCTCTGTGCCGATGCCGATGCCATAATATTCCTTTTTATTTATCTGTATTTATATTTACATATTAGGAGTTAATTAATCAATGTGGTTTCATTACAAGCTTATATTAATTTATATATTAATATAATACTATACATATTAATATATAAATGACTATTACAATGAATGATTGAAAGTAATATCTTTATAGTTATAATTTTGATTAAAAAGGCTTGGTATGAAAGAAGAACAGAACAAAATCATCAAAGATATTTGCAAAGAGTTTGAATGTACTCAAATAGAGTTAGCTGAGAAGATTGGAGTAAGTACAGGAACTGTAAATCAATGGAGCAATGGCACTAGAGGCATACCAAAATATTTTTATAAATCTGTAGACTTTATAAGAGAAATCAGAAAGTTTAATCAAGAACTAAAAGAAAAACACTCTTAAAAACTACTCATTGATTAGTTTTTAAGTTTTGCAATAATATACTTTTACCTATAAAACATCAAAAAGGTAAAATTATGAAAAACTCACTAATCCAAGTTATTGACAAAACTGCTGTTATATCTGCTTACTCACTTGCTAAGTTGCTAGAGTTAGATATAAATGAATTTAAGATGTCACTATCTGACAATGAAGATACACTCAAACACTACGGAAATATCATCATAGATAAGACAAATGACACTTACGGTATGTATCTCAATGAGAGACAAACTTACAGACTTCTAACTGACTACAACGATATACCAAAGTTAAACTACATCAAAAGAACCCTGCTAAATGACTTTTTTCATGTTCAAAAAAAGCTACTAAAAAAGAAACAAAGTAAAGAGTTAAAAAAACATATCAAGAGTTTAACAAACTTGATATGAGGTTCTGTTATGTCTCAAAAAAAAGTATCTAAAATTTGTGAACATTGCAACAATGAATATATGGGGTTCAATAAATCTAAATTTTGTTCAACCACTTGTAGAGGTATTTCACAGAGGATAGAAATAAACTTCACATGTCATGGATGTAAAAACACTTTTTTGATTAGTAGAGCTGAAGCATTGAGTAAGATCTATTGTAGTAGGGAATGTTATTTGAAACACTATGTTCAAAAGAAAGGAATTGAAAGTCCAAATTATAAAAAAGTTATAGTATATTGTAGTAACTGTAACAAAAAGATAGAGAAACATCCTAGCTCAATCAGTAGAACGGAAAAACATTACTGCTCTAAAGAATGTTTATATTTCTCAAAAATTGAAAAATATAAAACAGGGAAAGATATTACATGCTCTTCTTGTGATAAACTTTTTTATAGGAATAATTTTCGAATCAACAAAAATGAATTTAATTATTGTTCTAGAGAATGTACTAATAAAGGTTTTTCAGAAAGATTTAGTGGCAAGAATAGCATTTTTTATAACCCAGAAAAAACTGAAGAAGAGAGAGTTAAACAAAGAAAAACAGAGCAAAATATAAAGTGGAGAACATCTGTTTTTAAAAGAGACAATTACACTTGTCAAATCTGCTTCTGTTCGTCGGGTGGAAATTTAAATGCTCACCATTTTAAAAATTATACCTCCCATAAGGAGGAAAGGTTCAATTTATCCAATGGTGTTACATTGTGTAAAAAATGTCATAAATCGTTCCATGATAAATATGGATATACTGAAAATAATAAATCTCAATTTGAAGAGTTTAAAAGTTCCTATACGATAAAATCGTAAAAAAGGAATTTCCAATGATTAAAAAATCAATTATCTTTATAACTCTATTATTTGCGACAACTAATATAAATGCAGTAGAGAAACAATGGTATCAGCATGGAGAACTTTATAAACATACAATGACGGAATGGAAAAAATCAAGTTTACTTGAAAAACTTAGTTTTTCAGCAAACTATATCAGTACATACTGCCCAAATATTATAAACACTATGAAACAAGCAGGTAACTTCCAACTTGAAATGCTAAAGTTATATTCTACTAATCTATCTATATGTATTGATGAAAGCTATGTTGAAGATTTAAAAACATGGAAAATTTTAGATAGTGCGTCAGTTTGTAAAACCATGATGAATTATAATTAATCCATCCGGAGAGTCACACCAAATCTAAATCGATGTGTCACATTTTTGTTCAGCTGCTGAAACACATTTGGGATTTTAAAAATATATTTAGAGTCGAGACGGAGATTTTCTCGACTCTTGGACACCTTGCTTTTTTTAAACTTTTGCAGGAACTGTTGCAGGAACCGTATTGTTTTCTACAGGAGCGTTCATAGCTTCAAGAAGTTTGTCTGACTCAACAAATTCTACATGAAAACCTGCTGGAGCAGTTCCCATAGTTCCGTTTGGAAGCTTGTACTTTCTCTCTGTATGTGGGCGAACCTCTAAAGTACCCAAACCGTTGAATTTAATGCTTGAACCTGCAACAAGTGCATTAAAAGCTAATTCAGATTGTTTGTCCATAATCTTATCTACTAGAGTTTTTGTAACCTCTACACCTTCTGCCGTAAGAGCCGCATGTACTGCTTCTCTTTGCTCTTTTTCGTTAAACGATTTGACTTTTTCCATGATAGATCCTTTTTTGATTTTTTTTACGGTTACCCAACCTACCTAAACAGGGCAGGACTGTTTTAACGATTTAAGCTCATCCACTCAAGCTTTTGTTTATGCTTTTTAATAGCTACATTGTAGTAATCAAACCACTCTCGTATCGATAATTGTTTTTGCTCTTTTACTGTTAAAAGAAAAAACTCGCTTACCAAAGAGTAGGCTTCAAGCTTAGTAGCCTTAGAGCCGCCAAGCCGAACTAAAAACCCTGCAACACTTCCATGATTTTGGAACTGTCTTTATTCGCCAAAGAAAGAGCTTCTTTGTACTCAATCCCTGCACTTACGGATATCTGAACATATCCGCCTATTTTTTTATTTTTTTCGACCTCATTTGTGATGATCTCATCATCAAAACCGTTTAACTCGTTAAGAGTCAGTTCGGTAACTTTTTTTGTCTCTTTACCGATTTGTATCTCTACAACTTCTCCAAAAGGATAAAGTCTCGAGAGAGTAACTTTTTTCTGACCGTATTCAATTTCCGTTTTTGCCATCTAGTGCCTCCTATAAATTTGAGTTAAAATCAGGTGCCGTGTCGATGCCGCCTAAAATACATTTGTAAGGATTTCTGCTGTAAATGATGGTTGGAAGTCCATCAACAATCTCAGAGTACATGTCAACACGAATTTCAAACTCTCTTTTTACAGAATCGCCCTCTTTGATCTCTCCACTCATCTTTTGAAGCTGACCTTGAGCAGTAATGAGAAGAGGTTTATCCTCTCCACTTTCTCTAATGTTGCCTTTTAAGACGAAAGGTAATCCTGCACTCATGTGAGTGATATACTCAGCACCTAAGTTTTTGACTGCAACAGTCATTTTAGGTTGTTTTACGAGACCTGTACTCTCTTCGTTTACCGTTTCAAATTCAAACGCTGGAGCTTTTGTTCCATCGTCCGTATATCCGAATGTGTTTTTACCTGCTATCATAATTGATAGACCCGTGAGGTTTTGGCTTGGTTGCCCTAATCCGCTTTTAGTCATTTTTAAAACCCTTCTACCGTGTAGTATTCATTTGTTGCATAAGGTTGGATCACAATCGCTCTTACGCCGACATTGTTACCTGCGTCATAGTCCATATACAAAATACCTGCGGCGATTTCTGCACCGTTGTTTTTGCTGGACCACCAAACTTTTGCACCGATTGCTGCACCGGAGTTGATCGCTTTTAGAAGAAAAGCTTCCGCATCCGCTTTTGCAAGTGTAAGAACATCAGTTGTCGGGCGGTGCTTATGTTTTTTTAAAGATTTTTGCAGATTTTCATTTATGAGGTCGAAAAAACGAATCGTCTCAAGCTTGTTAAATCTTGCATCATCGCTAGGCGTTTCAAAGTTATAAAGACGATTTCCATCATCGTTTATGATTAAAGCTCCGCCTGCATTAACGATTTGATTTACATCGCATGTATCTTCGCCCTCTTCGTATGTGAGAGGAATTACACAACCCTCTACATCATAGATGAGTTTATTTGCATGGTCGAAAGCAGAACCGAACTCACCGAGCATCGCATCCCAATAAGCTATGTGACCTGCCACGACTGCTGAGTTAGGTTTAGTAACCGTTTTATCTTCAAAAACAGACCATACGACACGATAAAATGGGAATGCCAAATATCTCATTGAACCGAGCTCTTGAAGCTCAACTATGGCATCTGTTACATTGTTTAGGTTCATATCTACGATTGCTATCGTTTTAGTACCTGTTACAAAACTATCGAGTGCGTTTCTAACCGTATCATCATGCGAAAAATATGAAGCTATTGCGATTCTTACTTTTGCACCAAAAAGCGTTCTTGCTTTTTGCAAGTTTCCTACAGCTACGACAACTGCACTTTTTAACTCCGCATCGTCATAAAAGGTCTGAGGAGTTTTACCCTCGTGAGCATCGCCAATCTCTACTAAAGAGATAACAACGGGAGATTTTACATTTTGCATTTTGATATCCCATAGATCTTCTCTTATAGTTCCTTCTTGCTCTGCAAAAAACTCTAAAGCCTCATCAGCATTTCCAAATCTTAAAAGTTTAGATTGGCTCTCGTCCCCCAGTTTTGCCAAGATAGCTTCATCCATCTTTGCCAAAACTGCCGTGCCGACAAGACCTATCACGGTTGTACTCGTGATGATTGTTGCCGTTGCACTTTTATTTTTTGTTGGTAATACTTTTATTCCGTTTGGCATAAGTACTCCTTAGTCAAATTTTGGAAACTCAGGATATACCGCTTCCCTATTCTCAGCTATAGCTTTTTTACCCTCTCCAATACAAAGGTAAGCCCATTCATTTTTAACCGCAACTTCTACAAGTTTTTCATACATCGGTTTAACAGCTCCGTCAACACCTGTTAGAATTTTGTTAAGTTTTTTACCTGTTAAAAAAGAACTTGCCATCGTTACGATTTGAGCTTCAACATCAGTTATACCACCAGCTTTTAACTTTGTTGTAAAGTTTTGAACCCACCCGTTATCTTGAGCTTGTTTCTTTTCTGGATACATCGAATAGATATGCTCTTCAATTGGCAGATAAGCGAGTTCCTGTTTAGCTATTTCCAATCTAGCTTTAAACTCGTCAGATACGAAGTCGGTATCTGTAGGTAAAAGTTCATCACTACCCAAAAGCAACGAAGCTGTTATATGGATTGGTAAAGTTGGAGTGTTGCCACTCTTACATTCATTTATTGCAATTTCTAAAATTGCACGATCACTCTCAACTGTGCATACCGCTAAATAAGCTGTTAATAATGTTATATATCTTCTATTCATTTTATGTCCCTACTTCTTCATCTTTAATGGATTTTTAATAACTTTAACTGTTTGAAAATTATTCTCTTGATGCTGAGAAACAATTAAGAATTCATTATTTGCACCACCAACTTTTACAGAAAGTTGAGAGTTATTTCCTGTCAACAAACCACTATCAATTCCATCAATAATAGTCATTTCGTAAGTATCAGGATTGATGTGCATCGTAAATATCGCTCGTATTTGATAGTTAAAAACTAGCCAAGTATCTTTAGCAACATTTGTGATATTTGCATTTGACCAATAAGGATAAAAATGATTAAGATCAAAGTTTATATCGTTCACTATGGTTCTGTTGTTGTAAGCGGCATATACACAAGCAATATAACCTGCTGAACCTCTTGTAATATTTAGTACTTTGCCATTAGATAGAACAAAGGCTACCATCTCACTGTCCCAACCTGAGATCTCATATTCAGCGCTAGATCCATCACTGTTAAATGCTCTCTCTTTGTAAGCATTGGCACTAGTTCTATAATGAACGATACCTGTTATACCTGCATTTGACACACCTTCTTGACCTATGAAGTGGGATGCATAACCTGTTGAAGTGTCTGAACTTGGGTTATGAACTTTTAAGCTCGGAGTGTCTCCACTATAGTTAATATGGATACTTCTCTGTTTTGAATCAGACTGATTGTAAGAGCTTCCATCCGCATAAAATCCGTTACCGTCTCCATCTAACATTCCGCCATACTGTCCATTGTTTTGATGGTAGTTTAGATCTGTTGAATAACCAACATCTACAACATTGTTGTTTTCATTAACACGACCATAGAAATAACCAAATTGATGTGAACTTTGACCCGGATACATGTTATGTCCATAAGCAAACAGTTTACCCGTGTTGTCAGCACTAAAGAATTGTGTTGTTGATATACCTGCACCTGAAATGTTTAAGAACATTTGAGCAGGTTCTGAAACCGATAATTTACCGTTTCCGTCAATAGTAAAAGGTGTGAGAGTAGCTTCCGTGCGACCACTACCAAATAAAAGTTTAGCAATCGCGAAACGATTTTTAGCAACCTTGATTAGTGAACTGTAAGTTGAGCTACCTTGTACACAACTCGAATCACGATTGAGTTTAATATTTTTAGAACTCAATATTGTAAAATTAGTCATATTATTTTGAGATGTTGTAATAACTTCATCTTTAATACTTTTTACTATTGCATCCGCTTCAGTTTTAAAATCTGCGATAACCTGCTCTATGTCTAAGTTTTGTAACTTTTGTTCCATCTCAGCAGTTATCTCTTGACTTTTAACCGTTAATGCTTCGATATTTTTATTTGACACAGATCTGAGAATATTGATCGTTTCATCAACATCCAATATAGCTATCTCTTTTTTAAGTAGTGCGATGCTGTCATCAGTTTCATGTGCCAACCTAACCGAATAATCCTCAGCTTTTTTTTCTAGTAAAAGAACAGCACCGTCATATCTTTTTAAAAGTTCCGTTGCTTGCTCTATTAAATTTTCTAACGTCTTAGACATCTAAAATTCCTCTTCTTATTAATTTATTTTCAAGTTGAAATACTTTTGTAGTTAATGCTTCGATAGCACTGATATACAAACCGTTCATCTCCCCAAGTGTTAGGTATTCATCTTTTTTAAATACCACCTCTCCAGCCTTACCGCCAACCGTAAGTTTTACGGTCTGCTCTCCACCTACACCTTTTACAAACTGAATAGCAGGCGTTTCTATGTCAGCGATAACCTTATCTTCATCGCTTAAAAGTTTTACCCATTTGTTCCATACTGTAAAATGCTCTTCTTTTGGTATCAATGCAGAAACCGTAAGTACTCCGTCGCTATCAAAATAAATCGAATGCACCGTGTCGGTAAAGTAGATCTCGCCGTTTTCATCGGCAAGTGCGAATTTAGTTATTTTTTCAAACAACTCTTTTTTTAGTAGTTCAACGCCCTCACTATTTGGCACTGCCATTAAAACACCCATGCAACTCCTCCTCTTATATTTAAATTTACATTTGCCTCATTTTTAAAGATGAGTTCATTGTCAAGATTTACATCCATCACACCTCCGAATTTTGTATTTATATTTATCTCACTTTGTAAATTTTGATACGCATCATTTTCTAGTTCTACGGCTACAGATGCACCGTGTGAAATTTCAAAAGCACATATTGAAATGTGTGTTTTTAACTCATTTGTTAAAGCAATGTTTGAGACTGATGCCGTTTGTAAAAATAAATCTATATCACTTTGTAGATTTTGATATGCATCATTTTCTAGTTCTACGGCTACAGATGCACCGTGTGAAATTTCAAAAGCACATATTGACATGTGTGTTTTTAATTCATTTGTTAAAGCAATATTTGAGATTGATGCTGAGAGCAGAAACAAATCTACGGAAGCTTCGTCCTTGAATTCAAAATCATTTTTTAAATTGATATCTTGCACCAAAGCCGATGTGTAACCAACATGTCCTGCTGATTGGATTTTGAGAGTAAAAGCATCTAATTTGCTTCTAACATTTTTTGCATTGTTTATCAATCTTGTAGAGAGAGAAAAGAGTCTATCATCGTAAATCAGTGATGTGTCGTTTTTCAGATTTACATCTACATTAAACATACCTCTTTTTAGATTTTCTTTATCTTCAAACCACTCTACAAGTTTTGCATCATCAAAACATACATTTATGGCATCCTCAACTGCACCTACGGTTCCAACTGACTTTTTGGTAAATGTGCTTAGATATAATCTTGCTTCACTCTCAAGCATATTTTCAATATTTGCACCTTTTAAAAGTGCTATATGTTCTAAAAGTGAACTGTTGCAACTTAGAGGATCTACATACAATTCTTTAAAAGAGAGAGTTGTTTTAGAGTCGAATAATGATGCGAACTGCTGGTCTGCCAATGTTGAGTTGTTTGGCAACAGATTCATAGTTTAGCCTGCTTGTATGTAAAATCAAAAAAAGCTATCTTTATGACCTGTTTATTTGAAACTTCTATGTCGTTAAAATCGCTATCTACTTTATAAACACCGTCTATGTGGCACTTTCGTATAAAATCACTTTTGACAAAATTTTGACCTATAAAAAAAGAGTCTTTGAAGTTCGCTTTTATTTTATTGTCTGTCTCAACCTGTTTCAACAAATCAAACAGTTCTATGGTCGCACTCAAATCAACATACACTATCTCTGCAGGTGCTACAGTTAAATTGTCGCCAAGAGGTCTGGTATATTTTGCATTACAAGCTTGATACACTTTGTCTATCATCACATCATCGACGATATCAAAAGAGGCGAGATAGATATTTACATCCAGCGGCTCATTATCATCGGGAATGGAGATATCGCTTATCCTACTGTCTGCACTATATGCAAAATATTTATAAGCTTCGACACTGCCTGCAGTTGAATGTTTATCGTTAGAGGCGATGATCCTAAGTCTATATCTATCATCACTTTCGGCATCCGCACCGTTTTTAAAAATATCAAGTTGTTTGATATCTACTGCAAAAGTCAGCTCTGTAACTAAATGTTCGGTTTTGATATCGCTTTGTGTAACATACTCTTCTAGTTCCGCTCTTACGATAACACTCAAACTACCTGCTTTTATGAGAATGCTATTAACGGTGTGAGTTTTGTATTTATCGTCTTTACTATTTAATATCAATCCTGCAGGTATCGTTAAATCTTCATGTGACGGAGCTAAGAGTTTAAATTCAAAGTTCGTGTATGGGTACTCGCCTTTATCTCTAAAGATACTGACCGAACTACCAAGATGATCCAAAGCAACACCTGTAGCAGTCGTTACTAAAAGCTGTTTAACCGTCTCTTTTTTGTCGGCTTGATTGTGGATCTGTCTTAGTGTCAAAACTCTTAGTTTTTTCATATATGGGTCTGACTCAAGAGGAAGCCACTCACTACCGAGTATCTCTTTGGCTAGTGTAACATTCTCGTGCAAAAGCTCATTAAAAGTTTTTATCCCAAAAGCTGTAGGTTCTTGTAGAAGAGAGAGTTTTTTTTCTAAATCGTTATACATTTACGACACCTTCTAGCGTGTAGTATCCAAAATTTACTATAAAAGATATACTGCCCTCAGCTACATTGCTATCATCAATAATGGCACTTTTAAACTCTAATCTCGGATCATGTTTACAAGCATCTTTTAAACATCTTTTAAAGTCTATGATCCAAGAGTTGTTAAACGGTTTGTGCTTTAGCTTTGGCAAGATAGTTCCATACTCCGGATTTCCTATCACGCTTCCTTTTAAAGTTGTCAGTGCATCTACAAAACTATCCTCTGCAGTAACTGCATATCCGTCGAGTTTAGATGATAAAGTGCTATACGTAATTTCTATCATTTTATAGTCCGTTCGGTGCGGAAGTATTTGTACCGCCACCGTAATGATTACCTGCGTTTTGAGGATGATTATGAGTTTTTGAGATATCTATACCATCATGAGAGATTTTGCCGCCTATAAATTTTGTATGAGCGGCTTTGATGGTTAAAATGTTTGCCTCAAGTGTTAGATCACACGGAGTTTTTAAATCAATTTTTTTAGTTTTTGTGTTGTGTGTAAAAACTGTTTCATCTTCAAAAATAAAAACAAGAGTATTTTCGTCTGCTTTGTCGGGAAGTGGAATATCTTTATAAGTTAGGTTTCTATCTACAAATCCATCTTCATTGTTTCCAAAAGGATTGAAAACTATAACTTGATCATTTATTCTTACTGGAGTATGTATCGTTAAAAATGAGGATGCTTGAGTCTTAACAGGAAGCCAATTTGTAACTCTCTCATCAACACTAACTTTTACTTCAAGCTTTTTACCTGCTTTGTCGGTTGTGTATCTAAATTCAGTTATCTTGCCGTACTGTATCAACTGTTACTTCTTGAGCAAGTCTAATAAACGCTCTTGACCCAAGTGCATTTTATCTATTTTGTTGGCTACGCCTATATAGCACTCTTTGGTATTTGCTCTCTCAATCTCTAAAGTCTCATTTAAAATTCCAACTATCTCTTTATGCTGTTTTTGACTTTCTTGATACATCAAAACGAATTTCTCTTGATTGTCTGTAGTTTTTTGAAGAGCATCAGAAAGTTGCTCATCACTTTTTTTATCTTTGAGGATTTGGAACAACAAAACGCTTGAGATTAGCATCAGCAACACAATGGTTACTCCAAGTACACCGTACTGAAAATAGACATCAACCGTTTTTTCAAAAATTCTTTCTGACATTATGAACCTAAATTTTGATTTTGAAGATAAATTTTATTAAATGTTGGGTGGATTATTCAATGTGGTTTTTTTGTTATAATCTGATAAATATATGGTACAAGGGAATGTTATGGCTAAGTTAAAAAAATGGTTGATGTATTTAGTTGTAGGCTTTTTTGCTCTTGGAATATTGGGAAGCTTACTGCCTCAAGAGCAACAAACACCTGTTAAAAAAGAGTTGATAGAGCCAACGAGTCATAAAAAAGAAAAAATTGACATAGAGAAAATGACTCTTAAAAATTATAAAGTGCAAGATGAAAAAACACAAATTTTGCTAAGTGAGGTTTTTATAAAATCAAACAAATGGGATGAAAAACTAAAAGACAGTTATAAAAACTGTATGGATGAATTTACAAGAACAAAAAATGAAGACCTATATTTTAGTGAAGTTATACAATGGTGTAATAAAAAATTAGAGTTGCCAAGAGAAGAACCACTTGTAACAATCAATAAACTCAATAATGTATCAGATGTTATGGAGCAATGGGGAGGTAATTACGATATCAAAACTATATCCGATAATAGTGTAGTTTTATATATTAAATATCATTCCAGTGATGAGTCTGAGTGGATAAAAGCAGATATACACAGAACTTTTATTGACACAGTTTATCAAACATTTCTATATACTGATTTTAAAACCGTGACAATAGAAATAATACCTACAAATATAGATAATCCATCTCAAACGAAAGTTTCTTACAAAGGGTCTGTTAAAAAAGAAGATGCTATAAAAGTTATGAAAAATACTTTAGCGGTAAACGATATTAAAGAGTTATATAAATTACACGGTTCATCAAATAGAAAATTTGACCAAGCAAGATACAATGATCAAGGTGGAATTACGCTTAATGTTTTTTTTCAAAAGTTGTCAGAAGTTGCTTATTAAGTCACGCAAAACTAATATCGATGTGTCACAATCTTGCCAGAGCAAGTCACAAAAAAAGTATCATCCGGAGAGTCACGGTTTTGTTCTGCAGCTGAAACACGCTTCTTTTTAAGCTAGTCCAAGAGCAGGCATAAGGTCGTTGTTTTCTTCTATACGAAGCATACGAACATCTTTTACGCAAGCGGTAAACCAAGGATATTTTTTTGCTAGTTGTTGAATCGTAAGAACGCAAGTTACTGCAGTTATTTTATCATTTCCAAAATATACGCTTCCTTGTTGCCAAGCAAAATTATTGGCTTCCATAAACTTGCGAATATCTCCATAAGCATTAGTGCTTGAATCATTGTGGTATTGGTCGCCTAAGCAATTTGTGTCTATATCGAATGTTACTGCATACATATTTTTTCCTTTGTGAAAGTATAACACTTTTATACTAACTCTTTAAAATTCTACCTACTACAATTCCAAGTATATCAAGACACTCCTGACTCTCAAAACTTTTGATGATCTCATCGCTATAGCCTTTATTACATGATGATATAACTATATCACCATTGCTTCTAAAAGACAGATTTTTAACCATTATGCCGTTAATGGTTCGAATAATATATTTACCATCACTAAGATGATACTGTCCGTCCTCGATAGGATGAAACAAAACCATATCATCATCATCAACATACGGTTTCATGCTGTCACCTTTAACGGTTAGAGCTATGATCGTTTGATTTGCGTATTTTGGTTTTATGGATAAATTGTCTATATAAACATAATCATTTACGGCGAATCTATCAATCATACCTGTACTACCTGCACCGACATAACCATCTAAGAGAGGAATTTTCAAGGTATGCTCTACAATCATTTTCAATGATGGAGCTTCTTTGCTTATTATTTTATTTATTGTTTCTTTGCTATCGTCAAACAAAAACTGCTCAGGTATATTCAATATATCGGCTATTGCGGTTATAACTTCTAATTTTGGACTTACATCTCGTTCCCAAGATTGAACATTACTTTTTTTATAGTCTCTATTGATAAGAATATTATTTATTTTAGCCGCTAATTGTTCTTGTGTAAGCCCTTTTAAGCCTCTATATTTTTTTAAATTATCGTTAAACACAATATAACTCCTTGAATGTATAATTATATTATACATAGGAATAATTTAATTATTCGCAATGAGCATTATTTAGCTTTAATGATTTTTAAGTATAAATTAATTATACTC